CGAAGCGGGCGCTCATCATCATCGGAACGGCGCTGGCCGTCATCGCCATCCTCGCGGCCTGGTTCGGGCGCTTCCAATACGACGAAGCCGCCCACCGCCGCGTCATCGAGGCCTACGCCGGACCCGTCGCCGACTGGGACTCCTACCGGGACGACGCCCTCGAAGCGTGCGAGTACAGCAAGGACGCGTTCGAGCTGTACGTGCAGCTGAAAAGGGACCCAGCGCAGGTGCAGCTGGACATCCAGTACGCCTGCCCTGACCGGATGGACGAGTTCACCGACATCACCGGCATGGATCCGCTCGACTAGGCGACGTTGCGGGCGATCCCCGTCGGGTCCGACAGCGGCCACGCGGTTGACACCGCGGCCTTCTCGCCGACGGTGTTCCCGAACGGCGACCACTGGGACACCAGGTAGGAGCCGACGTATTCGGGGTTGGCGGCGCTGATCGCGGCGGAGGTCTTGCGGACCTTCACCTCCACGACGGTGCCCAGGAGGGCGTAGATGAGTTCGTCGACTGCGCCGTCGTCCATGTCCTGGTTGAAGTTCAGGCCCAGGGTCGAGTCCTGGAGGCCGGCGAGGCGCGACCGGGCGACGTCGCCGAACGCGGTGTCCTCGAGCTCCTCGAACTCGATCGGCAGTGTGACGCTGGTGATGTCTCCGGACATGACCACCGAGTTGATCTCGATCCGGGCGTCGATCAGAGCGAATGTGCCCACGAGGGCCTCCTTCAATGCAGAGAAAAAGCCCCCCTGGGCGGGCGGCTGGGAGAGCGAACTACTTGACGCCGAGCGCGGCGGCGACGTTGAACGTCCCGGTGGCCGCGGTCGCGTTCAGCCGAAAATGGGTGTCGGTGATCGGCCCGGCTACCCTGGTCATCCAGGTCCCGCCGGCGGCGGTGATCGGGCCGATGGTGGCGGAGGCGACATCGGTCGCCGAGCTCATGCCCGCGTTGTCGTCGGACTGGACTTTCACGCTGATCGTGGTTCCGGCCGTGAACACGTGGAACGCCAGATACAGGTACTCGCCGGCGGCGACGGCGCCGAGCTCCACAACCGAGCCGAACGCGCCGGTCGCGGCGACGTTCCCTTTCGCGGCGGCGAGGCGGCCACGGATGAGACCTGGCTGGGCGTTCCCCGAGGACCCCATGAGCGACAGCGTGTAGGGCGCGAGCTGCCCGACTTCACCGAACAGGTTGTAGGAGAACTCGCGGGCCTGGTACATGTAGGCGACCTCGCCGGCGGTGCCGTTGGGGGTGTGCGTGGCGACCTGGACACCGCCGCCAAGCGCAGCGAACACGACAGGGTCGACCTGGCCGGTGCCTGCGTCCCAGAAGCCGACGAGCTGCGCTGTCACGTCCTGGAGGCCGGCCGTGCGGGACCTGGCGACGCTGCCGAACACGGTCGAGTCGAGTTCCTCGAGGTCGCCGGTGAGCGCCAGCTGATTCATGGTGCCGGTGAAGTCGTAGCCGCCGACGAACGTCGTGGCGTTGAGCAGAGCGAAGCTCACGGCGGGTCCCCCTTTACGCCTTGTTCGGCTTGGGCTTGTCGGACTCGGCCTTGGGCTTGTCCGGGACGGCCTCGACCAGGCGTGCTTTCACGAGGGCCTTGATGTTGGTCTTGGCGGGGTCGAGTTCGACTTCCTCACCGGGCTTGGCCCCGGCGATCTCGAAACGGCCGATCACCTTGTATTTGCTGGTCATTACGTTCCTCTCGCGAATACCGGGACCGTCCACACGCCCCCGAAGTAGCCGATGACGCCGAACTCTTCGACCGTGACCGCGCGGCCGCGCGCGACATGGCAGTCGTCGACGACACCGCCGAGCTGCCGGTCGGCTTCGATCGCGGCACGGATGGATTTGGGCCCGTTCGGGTTCAGGTAGCCGGTGAGCTGGAGTTGCCCGGTCCGGTCCCACGCTTTGGAGGTGAACACCCAGATCTCGAAGGTCAAGTCGAACTTCGGGTTCGTGCCCATCGCGGCGTGGTAGTTGACGTCCTGGGGGAGGCCGACCATCGCAGAGGGCGGGGAGATCTCGCCCTTCACGGTGTCGGAGACCCTGAGCCCGGCGATCGTGGCCAGCCGGGTCTCCAGGCCCTGCATGATCGTTTCGATGTCGGCCATCAGGCGGCCGTGTACTTGTCGCGGATGTAGTCGTCGATCATCATCATCACGTGCGGGTTCTTTCTGGCCCGGATGCGCCCGTACTCGGAGTAGCCGCCGGTCCCGAACGGGGAGTCTCGCAGTTTCGCGATGTCCTCGGCCAGCACGAACGTCGCCTCCTTGATGTCGCCGGGGACCGCGGCCCAACCCCAGTCCGCGGTGACGCGCACCGCGGCCCGCCGGAGGCGCGGGAACGTCCTGGACCCGACCGCGGTGATCCACTCGTACACCCACGGTTTGCTGTCCATAAGCCCGTTCAACGGCTCCACCTGGTAGTCCGCGGCATCCCATGTGGTCGCATACGAGCCGGAGCCGTCATCGACAGCAACCACGAGGCCGGTCGTGGTGTGGAAGTCGTGGACGACCACTTCATGCGGGTGATCGACTTCGAACACTCGCGGGGTGGCCGTCCCGGACTTGTTGAACTGCCGGTGGGTGACGCCGTCGATCCCGCGGGAAGCGGCGATCGTCGCGCCGGTCAGCAGCGTGTCGTCCACCGTGTCGCTGATGCCCAGGCGGGTTTTCAGCTCCGCGAGCGTGATGTAGGTGTCGCCCAGCGCCATCGGTGCCCGCTAACGTGCGACCGGGGTCCGCCGCGAACCCGACAGGGCGATGACGGCACCGTAGACCCCGCCGGTCGCCGGCGAACCGGAAACCGTGACGACGCCGCGGAGGTACCGCGCCGAACCGGTGTAACCCAGCTCGAACACGCGCTCGTCATTCGCGGAGGTCACGCTGATCGCGCTGCCCTGCAGGTTGGCGGCGGCCACGGTGGTCCAGTCGGAGTCGTTGTCGGACTCCTGGAGCGTGAACACGTGGGTCCCATCAGTGACGGTCCCGACATGCACCACCAGTGCCGCGGACCGGAAGTTCGCCAGGGACGCGGCCCGGTCCACCGTGGTGCCCTGCGCTGTCGCCGTAACGGCCGCCGGCAGCAGGGTGGTGGCGTGCAGTGTCGAGTTGTAGGTCGAGGTCTTCACTGGTTGCCTCCGTCGCTGACGGGTTTGTCGGTGGGGCGCTTCGCGGCCGCCCGCTTCTTGGGGATGGCGACCGAACGCCGCTCACCCGGGGCTGCGGTCGCCTGCTCGATGTTGCTGCGCCGGTCAAGGTATTCCTCGACGGGCTCGAACAGGTCCTCGCGGCCCTTGAGGACGGGGTCCTTGTCGCCGACGAGGTCGCCGGCGCGGACCACCCGCGGAGGGTTGGTCGCGGTCACGAAATAGGTTTTGGCTCGCATTGCCATGATGTGTGCTCCTATCGGGCACAGCCCGGGGGCGCAAATGCCCCCGGGCTGTGGTCCTACGCGGTGGTCTCGACGTTGAGCATGCGGAACGCGCCGTCGTTCACCGAGTCGGCGCCGACGCGGTAGTACGCGTACCAGCCGCGCTGGCCCGAGGGCCGGTTGTTCCCGGTGTGGAACAGGTGCGGGATGAACTCGACGGTCATGCCGATGCGGTCGGCGATCACGTAGTTCGAGAAGTCGCCGAACACGAGCAGGTAGTTGTCGGCGGTGGCGGTCGCGCTGAACGCGGAGTCCATGTTCTCGGCTTCGAGCGCGGGACGGCCGAGCAGTTCGGCGGGCATGCCGTTGCCGATCCGCTCCCACATCTGGGCGCCGCCCTGGGTGTCGAAGTTGCGCACCAGGTTGTAGATGTTCCGGTTCGCCAGCCACGCTGCCGAGCCGCGGTAGCGGGCCGGGAGCGCCCCGTCGAGCTTGTAGATGTCCGCCGAAGCGAACGTCTCCGCCGTGGTGGGGGCGACCTCGGAGGAGGTGCCCGCCAGGGCGGTGACGATGCCGGTGGGCTGGCCCGAGCCGGAGCCGGTGATGAACGCCGCTGCTTCGAGGGTGTCCTTGCCGAACGCGAGCAGGCGCCCGACCTCGGCGGTGACGTTCGCGGCGTCCTCCATCGCTTCGATGGAGATCGGCACGAACCCGTCGGCCTTGTGGACGGGCACGGTCGGCTGCGCGAACGTCGGCGCGTTGTCGCCGGCCTCGGAGCCTTCCGCGGCCCACCGCCACGACACCTCGCCGGCGGAGACGCCGTTCCAGACGTCGCCGGTGGCGACGACCTGGCGGGCGACCTGCCGGATCTGGTTGAGCGAACCGTTCGAGGTGATGATGACGGTCGGGTCCAGCTGGAACGGGACCAGGTAGCCGCCGGCGTTGTCGGTCAGCGACATCGCCCGTTCGAGGGCGCGCTGCTCTTCGGGGGAGACCATGTGGCCGCGGCCGCCGGCGAGCTTGGACCAGGCGCGCAGGTACTCCGGGCTGGAGGTGGCGAGGCAGAGCTTCGCGATGCTGGAGTCCTGGTCGTCCCAGCGTTCGAGGATGTCGGTCGCCGCCGAACGGATCTTGTCGGTGGCGCCGGGCATCTTCTCGACCGCGGAGATCGCGCGGGAGCGGAGCTCGGTCGCGACTTCGCCCTTGGAGCGGGAGAACGTCCGGACTTCGGACAGGTCCCACGGGTTGCGGAAACGGTGGTCCTCGACCGAGTCGGGGTTGAGGATCGGGTCGGTGTCGTAGCCCTCGCCGTTGCTGACCATCGAGCCGCGCTCGACCCGCAGGGCCGAGGGCCCGCGCTCGGTGGACTTGGTGGTCGAGCGGACGCGCTCAAGCGCGGACTTGCGCTCCAGCTGCCGGCGGTGCTCGTTGACTTCGGCGAACTCGCGGGTGAGCTCGTCGAAGGTCTGGTCGTCTTCCTGGTTGAGTTCGTCCTTCTCGCCGAGCCGTTCGAGCTCGGCCTGGATGTCCTGCAGGCGGATGACGGCCTGCTGGTGCGACAGTTCCATGTTCTATTCCTTTTCGATGGACGCCAGCACGTCGCCCATAAGCGCCGTGATCTCGGAGATGTGCGCTTTGAGCTGGCTCGTGCGTATGGACGGCGACGGGTGCCCATCGGCGGGCGGCGCGTCGGGGGCCGGTCCCGGGTGCGCTTGCGGCGCGGGATCGGGTGTTTCTGGTTCGGACGGGTGCTCTTCGAGCGGCGCGTCCGGGGTCTTGAACAAGAGCGCGCGGGCGATCTCGCCGCGAAGCTCGTCGTCGGCGATGGCCTCGCCGGGGTCGGTGCCGTTGGCGAGTGCGCGCTGAATCTGGCGGCGCATCTGGTCGTCGTCGCTGATCGCCGAAGCGATGTTGCGGGCGCGGACGCCGACGGTGGTCGAGTCGTAGGCGGGCCACACGACGGGCCCGACTTCGGCGACCTTCACCTCCTTGAGGGTCCGCTGCAGCGGGCCGCGGTCGCCGGGGCTCCACAGCAGCTGCTCCAGCTCCCCGGGCTTGACGAGAACACCGGCCGCGTCGCGCCATTCTTCGCGGACGACGGTGAACCGGAACGACATGCCGTCGATCGATCCTTCAGCGATCGCGTCCCGCACCGGCTGCATCAGCCAGTTGTTGGAGATCCGGGCGACCACGTGCAGGCCGCGGTCGTCCTCGTCGATCTGGGTGATCGCGCCGATGGGGATCGACCCGATCAGCGGGTGGTGTCCGTGGTCGAACTGGATCCGGGGTGTGCGCTCCCTGATGGACTTGCGGAAGGCGCCGCGGGCGATCAACTCGTCGAACTCGCCTTCCCACGAGTCGATCCTGGTCGGGACGTCGAAGACGGCCCCGTACCCCTCCAGGGTGAGACCGTCGCCGGTGTCTTCGGCGCGGACGATGTCGAATGCCGCCGACCGTTCGAGATCGTCACGCGGCGGTGCAGTGACCTGCATACCTACTCCTCGGTGGCCGGCGCCGGTGCGCCGTTGTCGTTGGTGTTCTGGATCTTGGAGCCCGGAGGCTGCAACTGGACGGACAGGAGCCCGGAGTGCTTGAGCAGGGTCCAGTCGGTGGCGTCGACCGCTGCGACGACGGATTCGGGCGTGTAGCCGCCGTCGTTGAGCTGGCGGATGGTCATGGCCTCGCGGGACTGGATCTCGGCGCGGTCCTTCTCGTCCTCACGCAGGAACGCGACATCGTGGGTGTCGAACCACAGCTG